CCTTAAATAAGTGCCAGCTACCCAGAAAGTTGGCTGGCGCAACCCCTAACTACCTAGCTAATTCACGCTAGATTCCCTCTGAGCTGGTGTATTCCTCCATCGTGCCTACCATCACTACGCACGCACCACCCTTTTTCGGAATACCTCTCTCAATACGAACCCATTGGACTTGTACATCATCGTCAAACACTCCCGCATCTTGCAAGGCATCCAATATTGGTTTTATGCAGTTATCCACATCCATTAAGCGTTTCGTTGCTGGTCTAAGAATGATGTCCACCCAAACAGGCTTATCACCAAATTTAGGCACTCTCCATTCAACGACATATTCAGCAACATCTTCCTTGAATTGCCTTCCCCGTTGGCTGATAAACCTGCGTTTACCGCTTGCAATCCAATAATTGTTAATAGATGGTGGATATGGTAGATACAAAATGACCATTAGCAGCCTGGCGGTCCAAAAGGTCCATCAATTTCGGTATCCCAGCAACAGATTTCTCCACTGCCGTCAAGACCGCACTTTTGGTAAGCGTAGCTGTTACTAATCATGAGCATCAAACTAAAAAGGCACATCGCCATCTTGAACACGATTGACCTCCTTAGGATATGTGCCACCCTCAGGTTTCCAGTTATCTTCAGATAGGCTAATTAAGCTGCCTTTAGGCGTTTGTTTAGTCCACCCTGCAATCTTGAGTGTTTGACCTGCTTTGTAGTCCTCAGAAAGCAATAGAGTGCCTTTCCAGTCTGGTGATCTCTCGTGCTTTTTCTCGTTTTGAAATAACACGCCTTTGCCCATCTGAGCGATATGTCCATTAGCCATTGTGGATTTCCTTTCTAATTGCTTGGAGCTTTGATAAAAACTTTGCTGTTGTATTCCCGTCAAAAGACTTCGTATATTCTTCATTTACTTCCCTGAACTTTTTGATCTTTTCAAACTTTTCCTCAGCCGTAAATTTTGGTGATTCGTGAATCTTGGCGTGAATTTCTGCAAAACCTTCGATCCAGTCATCACGAGTGATGTATTTAGCGTAAGGTTCTTCCTGACCTGGCACATACATAGGAATGGCAATATCTTGCAAATCCTCAGGAATTGCTGAAATCTCCACAACATTAGGAATAACCGATCCCATCACCTTTTCTTTTACTTGGCTAGGCTTGGTGGTCGGGCTTTCAAAGTTTTCAACTTCATCGGGGCTGTAGAACCCTGTAACAGATCCAGGGAAAACTGATCTAATCCCCTCTGAAATACAACGGCTTCGTAGCATCGCTCTGGGGAACTTTTGCCATCCGCTTCCTGGTTTAACAAGACCAATCTTGGAGGCTTGCTCAATTGTCCATGTAACCGCAAGGTCACCCCCGTTGGGATGTGAAAAAACTCCTGTAACTTTGTCATCTGTATAGTCCTTCCATTCGACTTTTCCACCTGCGTTTTGAAAGCGTGCGAGCATAGCGTCTGCTTTGAGTGCTGGTCTGCCCTGAATAATGTGAAAATCTCTTGCTGCTGTGGCAGGATGTAAACCCTCTGCTTGTGCTACTGCCATTAAAGCCAGCACTGAGTTCTTATCCTTCATGCCAAACAGTCCTGAAGCTGCGATAGCCGTAGCCATCTGCTCCATCTCTGAATATGCGACTAAATTGCTCATACAAAAATATCCTTTAATGTGATTAAAGTATCAATGACGCTGCTAACAGTCATCACCCATACTGCAAGATCTAAGTTATTCATTTGACTAAGAACCTCCGAGAACCTGGCTGCTCAATCACAAACTTCTCATAGATATCGGGCATAGCTTGCTTAAAGAGCGTGGTGTCAAACTTCTTAGCAGGTTTGCTGTTACGCCAAGTTATTAGCGTGTTGCCTTGAATGTCTAATAACTCCGATTTCCCGCCCATTTCGTTGCGGATAAGGACTTCTCGTGCTTCCGCAAGATCCTCCAAATGCTTAATCTGATTCTTAAGATCTTTAAGTTCGCTAACCAATAATTCAAACTCACGAGTTGCCACAATCGTGCCTTCATTACTACTTGGATACATGATCTTGGTTTGCTCCACAGTTTCAGCAGGAGGTAAAGTGCCAGCCTTACAGAAGCCCCATACTTCAGCCATTTTCTTAATAAGGTCATCTTTTTCAGTGTCCGTAATGTTAAAGCGGAATGTGCAAAACTCTTGTCCACCAAAAAGCACAGCAAGGACAATATCAGTAACACCATGACAAGCTGCTTCGTGAACGAGCTGTGCGTAGTCAGCATCAGGTATCCGATTAGTGTCAGCATCAAATTTGCTACGAACGCCAGCATTGTAGTTTTTAGCTTCAACAAGTGTCTTACCATCACTAGAAATGAAATCAAAATGACTTCTAAACCAATCGTGTTTTGGATGAGTAATGGCGTAGTCTGCATCTTTTAGCTCCATGCGTAGGCGATCACTTGCCAAGCGACCAATGGTAGGTTGCATAACATGACCCATCTGCACTGCTTCAATGTGTGATAGGTCTGGTAGGTCTTTCTTGCCTTGCTTTTCTAAAATGACATCCACCATCTTGCCGTTGGCTACCTTGCGACTATCACCACTCCAAATGGCACTGTTGCGTATTGCTGATTCAAACTCTGATCTGTCATTCATTCCATCATCTCCAATGTAGTAATTAGCATAGTGCGGTATGAATTTATGTGATCTTCCAATCTGCCAATATTTTCTTCATGCAATTCGTTCTGCTTCTCATAAGCACGAATTTCATCAATGAGTTGGTCAATCTCATCCTCTTGCTTGGCGATAATCTTTTTAAGGTTCTCGACCTGCTTATCTTCATTGGGCTGCTTTTTACGCTTCTTTGCGTCTTTTTCAAGCTGCTTGTTAAGTTCATCAAAAGAAATGGTTGTCTTTTGGTCAGGCGTGAGCGGAAACGCCACATCTTTCTGTGCTTTCATAAATACTCCTTGTAGTTAGGTTTAGTTATCTACCGAATGGAATGGTAGAGAGGTCATCTAAATCTTCAGGTGAATACTGAGGATTCGGATAGGGTTCAAACCACTTGGCGTTGATGCCACAGCCACTAGCGGTGAGATATTCACGCTCTAAGCGGGCGTAAAAGTATTTAGGTTCCCCCGTAACGGGGTCTGGGCGTCTTGTGTTTAAGCAGTAGCCCGTGCTTTGCTGGTAATGCAAACAGTCTTTACAGAGTTGCATGATTATTCTCCAATTAAATAGTTAGGTCTTTACTACAATTACAACATTACAGCATTATTTTGATTAGTGCAATAGTTTGTTGCTTAATCTCCACAAAAACACGGAATTGTTTCGTCATCAGCAAATAGGTCATCTTGCTCGCCCACATTGTCAAACATCTGTTGGTAGCTAGGTCTATCCTTTCTGAACCTAGCCCCGTCACCTGTGAACTTGCCAGCTGAATGGATACGGGCTTCCTGTTTTGCCCACCAGATCGCACGAGAAGGCTTCTCAGCGATTAAAGACTGTATTTGATGCCTACCCTTGAGAAAACATAAATCACAGTTGCCATGAACTGTTTTACCCCCTCTGTTAGGTAATCCCAAATCAAAAGGTTGCTCTTGCCAGAATTTGCCCACATCAGTAGCCGTCACCCCTGCGGTATAGAGAGGAACTCTCTCCCTAGCCATCTTGACCGCCCGTCTAGGTTCGTCTGCTCTGATGCCTACCCAATCCATGTTCTCGTTATGTTCCCAATCCAGAGATTTTAGGTAGCGGTGAATGGTTCTGATCTTCAGTTCTATGGTGCAAAAGCGTGTGACAGGGTTGGGAAGATAGTTTTTCTTGGTTATTAGGGCTGCAAAAGGTTCTCCCTCTCTGCTGGCGGTATCAAAATCTACAACTTTGAACTTCGGATCGTCAGGCAAATACTCCACCCAATCTATTTGCACACCCCAATTTAGCCCACAATCTCTAACAAATTCTAGGGTTGCTTCCTCTTCCTTGCCTGTATTGGCAAAGATTACTTTGGCTTCCTCTGGTAAACCATTGTTAGATTGCAATACTCTCCAGAGCATATAGGCTGAGGTTCTCCCACCGCTAAAGCTGATAATTGTTGGTTCAATGATTCGGAAAGGGTCAATCATGGGTTAGTCTTTTTCTTGGTCTTTAACCATAAGGGTTTGCTTTTCAGGTTGTTTGATAATTGTATAACCATACTGATCGGTGTAATGTTCATAGCCCATTTCCTTAGCTTGTATGCGTAGCCGTTCCTGTCTATGTGCGTGTGTGCGATACCACTGCTCTGCGTCTTTTTCTGCTTGATTCATATTGCACCTTTCTAAAAGTTGTGGTTTAATGCGGTTGTCGGTGTGAAGCCCGAATGATAGAAGCCCTCAATGGGTGTTTTGTAGGTTTAGGAAAGTGAAGCAAGCCCATTTTCTTAAACCGCTTCACTACAAAGCACCTTTTAAGGGCTTTTTCTTTTGGGTTCTGCTCTGATAAGACGGGGCTATGACCCAGCCCTTCTAAACATTGTGGTGATGGATAGAGATAAACAAGCTGGCTAGTATCTGGGCGACCTTGACAGGATTGCACGCCTTTAGTTAAGCAGCGAGATAAACGATAACCACCTCTCATTTTTGAGAGTTCCCGCCTAAAGCGGGTTTGGTGCTTAGCAATTCGTAAAACAGTCATAATTGAATAGAGAGCTTTTAAGGCGTTAAAAAAGGCGGGGTGATACTACCCCCGCCAAGACCCTACGAAATACGCTTAAATAGCCATTAAAAGCCAAATAAGAGGCACAACAGCTAAAGCACAGAATACAAAAATGATCTTATCTAATAAAGTGTCTTTAATTAGTAACATTTTTACGCCCTTTCCTTAGATTGTTCGACATCTTCCAATTCCCAATCACCATACGCAAATTCGTTCCAATCTGCATTATTTTCCCAAACAAGTTCCTCAGCGTGTTCTGCGCTGTCTGCTTCAACAAACGCTTCGTGGTAAACCAGTTGAGAAGCTACTACTCTATAAATTTTTTTCATGCTCCAACCCCCTCAAGTTTGACAATCCTAAAATCCTCAATGTCGTAAATATCCTCAATATTGCCGTTGAAATGCTCTTGTGCCATTTCATCAAGAAAATCATTGAGGGATTCTTTAGCTTGTTCGTAAGTGTCAAAGTATTCAAGTTCACCATCACAATGCCAAACATTCTCCCAGTCATTGATAAAACGGGTTTGTATCTCGTATTTAGACATTTGACACCTCATAAGATAGGTTTAAATTGTTGAGGATTGTCAAGCTTTCCCAAGTCTTAGAATCCACCTCTTGAAAGTCATAAGGACTTACCCAAATTCCACCACCTTCAAAGCTAAAGCCATTGTCCGAATCTGGCTCGTCTGGCTCTCCAAAAAAGTCAGAACAAATCATAATCAAGTAATCGTCTGGATCTATTTCAGTTTTAAACTTAAAAGAATAAGTAATTTCATGACCTGCAATCATTACTTCAAGTTTTCCTATGTAATGTTTCATGCCAATGACCCCTTTTTATTGGTTGATACCCAAGCGTTGAAAGATAAGGCGGTTAAGCCCTGTTTAGCGCACCAATAGCAATATGCGGTGTATTTATCCAATTTAGACATGATTAGGCTTCCTCTTCTTCTGCTTGATTGATGTAGTCATAATCGAGTTCATCACACCATTGGATCAAGTAATCCAAGCCTATGCCAGAAGTAACTTCGATTTCTTCCTCATCACCATTGTCAGGATTTGACCAAGAAGCATAAATTCTGTCTGATCCCAAACCAATGTAAAGCGTAAAAGGATAGTCCTCTAGCCATAGGTAAACATTACCGCTTGTAGTGTTTTCATCAGCAAAGCCAAAGCCTGATAAATCCATACCTAAAACAGACGCTTGAGTGATAAGCAGCCCGATTTTGCGAGTTGCATTACTGCATAAGTTTGATTTGATTTCCATGATGATTCCTTTTAAGTTAGGTTTAAAGGTTTACTGCTACTGCATAGATATGATTATAAGCATAGATTGATTATATTGATAGATTGTATTTTCTTATTGTTGTTTTAAAACCAATAGTCTGATACTATCGGCATAGCTATAATAGTTCTATATAGAATGTTTCTATTGTCTATATAGACCTATTAGCTATCTTCTATTGTTTGTATAGTAGCTTAGTAAATAGATACATAGATGGAATGAGAGTAAAACAGAAGGGCTGAATAGTTTGCAACTCCCTTCCCTCTCTGAAATTAAAAAGGGCTACTCTCTCAGTCATGACTGCATAACTGCATAGCCTGGAATGGTT